AATTCAGCTATTATTATCAATGTAAAAGTCGAAAAAGTTAAAGTTTTAGAAAAAGTATAAAAAACCAAAGTCTGCCTAGGAGAGGGAGCCTGATATTTCCAATACCAAGGCCTATAAACCAATTGACCTGTGTACTGTGTCAATATTGCTCGTGTTTTACACCCATCTTGTGAAGAGATCGTATGCAACCACTGAGTAATTGAGGTAGGAAATCGAATTAGTTTGGGGAGAGATATGCTCGGACCCTATGACTCATCTAGGGGATGACAGAATTCCCTCGGGATTTGTCCCAGATGCTCTGTTCAAGGCCTCCTTTGTGAACAATGAGTATGCCTATCTCTCGATGCCCGACGGACAGTGTGGCGCTTACGCATGCGCTCTTTCGTGTTACGTCCATGGGAAGAATGTCGATTGGGTGCGAAAACATGATTTTGCTTATGCTGAGAAAACTGGAAGCCTTACTGCTAAGAGTGGGATCTAGTTTTGTTCTCCCGGCGAGTTGGGCATGCCTACTGCCTATGAGAATCACGCTTACGTGTGTATCCAAGTGCCCGACAAGAGTGATCCCAACTCGATACACCATCACAAGCAGCCTCTCGCTATAAGGAAAATAGCATTGCAACCTTTGAAACAGAGCACCCTCTCTAGCATGTCGAAGAGTCATAAGTTGACACTTCATAAGAAATACAATGATGAGAGTAAAAAGACTAATTTGTCTTTCAAGCTTTTTGAGAAATTCTTGGATGCTCTTGAAAAGGAGGGAAAACCTGTCAATAACAAGAACATAGACCGGCTACGAGTTGCGCAAAATAGAGCCATCGCAGCGATCAGGAACCAAGAGGGGGTTGATCTGATCAGAAAGTTTTTCAAAACAAACGTCACTTTTTGGGATGGGCCATCCGACCAGGGAGTGATTGATTGTTTGGATCTCGCTGGGAGATTTGGTCATATGAAGGCTAGATAATTGAAGGATTATGTAGTGGATGTTTTGAGCTAGCCTCAAAGATTGAACGTCATCGAGTTTTAGGGGGACAACAGGATTCGAAGATTATTGCCCATTTTGTACAAGTCGGTCAAGTTTGAGAAAATTACCATCTCAGTCCCTGTCGATGCAAGAGATAGTGATTTGGGGCTACCGGATTTTGGCGAGATGGCTAGAAAACGTCTCAAGCCTGCCACATTAGAATCGGATAGCGTGGTTGGATCGGTTTCCGTGTTAAATTTTAGAGAAGAGATATAGGAACAAGGCCTTACTAGATTTTAGCGTATCATCAATGAGTTTAACATGGATATGGCTGCCGCATTCACCGGGGTCTTCAATCATAATGAATCGAAGTAAGAAGTCAGATCGGATGCTCGTACATTGTTTGTTACAAAACCTAATTCTGCTATTCAGGTCAACAGCTCGGGATGTGTGTCATCACACATACTGAATTAGTTGGCACAGAAGGGTATATCCGTAGCTAACAGAGACAATAACCATTTGAGAAGCTACAATGGATCTAGTCATCCTGCCCCCAGATTGATAGCCGACTTGCACGCAGCTATTTCGATGAATAGAATTATAGAGCGAGGTAGGAACTATCTTTAGAGTAATCCTGACAGTGTGTTCTACATCATCGATATAGGAGCTAAGTTCGCTAAGCATGCTAACCTCTACTATAAGGCCCTGTTTGATTATAGCGAGAGAGTTTGTTACATAGGCGTCCGACCCGATCATGATGCCTATGATTGCAGATATCATGAAGATGCTAAGGGTAGATTGTATCCTAGTTACTCCACTTTTTCCCCTTATATTAAGACCATGTAGATCAATTTCAATGACGAGAAATGGAGAGATTGG